GGCTGGCCTGATTGGGTCGAACTTTGAGCGTGTCTGACAGATAAACTTATTAAACCCGTATTGACAGAGCGTTTCCATGTGCGGGTTTAAGCTGACCATACAAGTCTAAATATACATCATACACAGGAGATAGATATGATTTACCAACTGGAAAACGTCGAAGCATTATGGCCAAAACTAGACAGGGCTTACAAATTCGACGCCGTACAAAACCGCAGCGTGGCCACTGACGCCACAGATGTTGAGGGCAGTTACGAGGTCAACGTGGTGCTTAACGAGGCTGACGCAAAGGCGTTGGCAGGAGCAATGCGCAAAGAGTTCAACGCCCAGCGCAAAGACGATTGGAAGGATTGGACGCCAAAGTCTTTGGATGACGTGTTTAAGAAAGATGAAACCGGGCATTACATCGCCAAGATCACAAAGAAAACGTATGGCGATGCTAACTCCAAGCCCAAGCAATGGATGCAGGACGGATCTGCGGCACAGCCTGACTTTCAGCTTACCACAGGGTCAAAGATCTGCGTTCAGTTTATCATCAAGCCGTGGAACTACGCAGGCAAAGCAGGCGTTGGCTTGCGCCCCACCGACATCATGGTGCTGGAATTAGCTGAACGCAAAGACAGCCAAGGCGGCAACCCGTTTGCCAGTAAGGCTGTGAGCGGCAACCCGTTTGGCCTGCCTAACCAATCAACGCCCAGCGCACCGCCACCAGCAGCACAAGCGTTTGATCAGATCGATGATGAAATCCCGTTTTAACGTACAGCAAGGGCGGTTCGCGCCGCCCTACGCACAGACCAACAGGGCTTTAAAATGGGTAAAGAGATGTCAAATCATCCAGTATGGTGGCACGAATGGGCACCAAAGATTGTCGCCAAATATAACCTAAAAAAAACTGGCGTTAATCATTACAACGGGCCATGCCCCCAATGCATTGGCACCGACAGGTTTTACATGAGTGAAAAAGCAGGCGTGGTGCGGATCAACTGCAATCAAGGCTGCAATTTTAAAGACCTGACGCAAACCATGCGCGATGATGGGGCTTGGCCAGAGTTCATAAAAGGTGAGCCAATAGCGCCAATGCCAAGGATTAACGGCAACCCGTTTGCAAAGCATGGCAGTAGCTCGCAGCTTTACCACGATATTAAAGGGGTGCCGCTGTATGGTGCTGCTGTGGTTGATACCAACGTGGTCATAAAGGTGATCGCCAAAGACGGTAAGCAAGTCGGCAGTCAAACAATTAAGCCAGACGGCACCAAGCGCTTTACCGCAGGCATGGTCACAGATGGATCGTTTGCCGTGCTAAACGGATCTGTCGAGGGCAGAACGTACCTCTGCGAAGGATGGGCCACAGCAGCGTCAGTGGCGCTATCTACGGGGCGTCCTGCGGTGTTCTGCCTCTCATCCGGGAACTTGCCCAAGGTGGCGGCAATACTAGCACAGTTGCGCCCGGAAGCGGATCTGTTCGTTGCGGCAGATAATGATGCAGCCGGGATAAAAGCCGCCAAAGAAAGCTGCTTGCAATGGAAAGCGCCAAGCACAGCCGGGTATGATTGGAACGATGTATTACTGGCGCAAGGCGCAGAGGCCGTCAAAGATGCGTTGGAAACCAAACTGCTGGATACGGTGTTTACGCCATCACAAGCGCGGCCAATCTTAACAGCAAACTATCTGATAAAGGGATGGCTGGGCTGCGGTCAGATGTCGGTGATGTACGGGCCAAGCAATGTGGGCAAGTCATTTGCTGCGCTCGATATGGCTTGGCATGTGGCGTCAGGCGAAATGTGGCACGGGTTTAGGGTATCAGGTGGGCCAGTGCTGTATCTGGCAACTGAAGGCGGCAGTAGCTTTCACAACAGGATATACGCGCTGGCGCAGAAGTATGAGCGCACTGACGTGCCGCTATACATACGGCCAAGCCCGGTGGATCTGTTGCGGCCAAATGCTGATCTGGCTGAAATCATAGCGCTGGTCGAGGAAATCAAAGAAGCGTCAGGGCAGGATTGCGTCCAGATTGTGGTGGATACTGTGTCCAGGGCAATGGCAGGGGGCAATGAGAACGGCCCAGAGGATATGACGGCGTTTATATCAAACGTAGACGCCATGAGAGCAGCCACAGGGGCGCACTGCATGTTGGTGCATCACAGCGGCAAGGATGTTGCGGCAGGGGCAAGAGGGCATAGCAGCCTGCGCGCCGCAACAGATACAGAAATTGAAATGGAGTTGAGCAGAGAGGACGGGCTGCGGTTTGCGCGCGCCACAAAGCAAAGGGACATGGAAACCGGGGCAGAGTTTGCGTTCAAGCTGGATGTCATCACGTTGGGTGTTGATCAGGATGGGGATGACGTAACGACCTGCGTGATCGAACCAGTGCAGGGCGACGAGATAGCAGACGCCAAACGAAAGCCAATGTCAAAGAACGGCAAGCTGCTGGTGGAGTGCTTCATGCAGTTGCAGGGAGAGCGCATTGGAGCGCCAAACCCAAGCGGTGCAGGGTGGCCAGATAGTGGCACCAGATGGGCGATTTCAGAGGCAGATTTGCGGTCACATTTCTACGGAAAAATCACCACGCAAAACAAAAGAGGGACGTTCAGAGAGACCGTTTCGGTGATGATAAGTGACGGTCATTTAGCGGCAAATGACGAGCATTTCTGGCTTTGCGCGTCAAAATACAAAATCAGGCAAGCGTAGGAAAGCGGAGGAAAATGGAACGTCATATAAATAAGGGGTTTGAGAGCGTGTTTCCTCCGCTTTCCTCCGCTTTCCTCCGCCTAAACCTCCAGCGGCGAATGGGTGGAGGAGGTGGAGGAAATACCTTTAGGTATCCTCCGCCCTCCTCCATCGCTCAAAATCGGGTCATCCTGCGGTGAAAGATAGACATGAAATATTCCTTCTGAAGATAAATAAGATCACTTGTCTTGGCGAGTTGGAAGGGTTCGCAAACCGCCGACGAATTTTATACGAGCAGGGATGCAATCCTTGGATCTTACCAGCTTGGAACGCTGACGAGTTAGACGCGATACGCAAACGTAAACATGAACTAGAACAGGAGTAAAAAAAATGACAACAAGTACAGATCTAATTTTACAACGTACAGCAAAACGATTGCCCGTTGACGTGCTGTTGCCCGGTCAAGAGGCAGCACTCGGCAAGGCAATGCTGGAGTTTGAACGTGAGCAAGCAAAGCAAGTCAGACGGCAAGTGCTTCCGATAGATCGGACATACGTCAGACGGCAAGTCAACGATGACGCAATCATCCTGCTGAACGAGATGCGCAAGGCTGGCCCATGCACAGCCAAGTATCTGGCAGAGGTCATGTCGATCAGCACGCATAAGAGCGCCAACCTGATCAAGTCACTGACTGTGGCGGGGTTAGCAGAGAAAGTGTGCATCACTCGGCGCAGCGTCGTGCAGGAGGATAACCTGCCGTACCGGGTCGGACATCGTGAGCGCAATGACTGCTGGGTGTACAAGGCGTGGGAACAATGAAGGCGCTGGAGGCATTAGAGCGCGCAATCAGCTTGGTGACAGGTCGGCGCGCGCAAGACTACGGGGATGCCGAGGCCAGCTTTCAACGGATAGCTGATGGCTGGAATATTATCGTGCGATCAGCCGATGGTGATCTGACCCCGGCGCATGTCGCATTGATGATGGATTGGATGAAGTCAGCAAGGCTGCTCCAAAGCATAAATCATACCGATTCATGGGTGGACAAGGCAGGGTACGCAGGATTAGGCGCGCAGTTAGCCCTGAGAGAGCCTGAGAGGCCACCCACAGCGCCATCTAAGGCTAACGGTAAGGGTGTAATCCGGCCAGACGATATTCGGCCTGAGAGCCGCGATTATTCACAGGGTTGAAAAATGGTCAGAAAGAAGAAAAAAACCAAACCGCTGAACGCGCCGAAAAGCCGTGCTGATCACGGCACACCAGAGGCGCTGAAACAGGCTGACGGTGTGCAGTATGAGACAGTGGATGGCGGTCGTTTGGGCAGTGTCAAACGTGCCTACATCTCACGGCAAACGCCAATGGATCGATACAAGGCAAGGGGGCTGGTCAGCCAGCGGCAATATGATGCTGCCCATGCGTTCTATGTGCTGTTTGACAAGACGCGGCAGGCTGGCAGGGTCACGTCAAACTACGACAGGATCATCGTGGATGGCGGTGGATCTGGCAGCGGTATTAATGAGTATGCGTTCAGCGATTACATCAAACTGCAGCAAGCGCTGGGCATGGATCATGTCAGCGTTGTCCGGGCAGTGGTGGTCGAATGTGAAAGCGCCAACAGTTGGGCCAAGCGGTACAGATTGCCCAGCAGGATGGGCATCGAAAGGCTGCGTGATGGGCTGGATAAACTGGCGCAGATCATGGGGATTTCGTGAGGGCGGCAGGTGTATGTTGGATAAATAAACAGCAGAACGCAGGTAGACGTTTGGTTTAAGCCGCCCTCAACGCGCTTATAGCATAAGTGCAACCAAAACTAAATATGCCGCATACAAATAAAATCTATTTACCATGTAACACCTGATGTGCAATGGGATGCTACAATAGCTTCCCCTGTGTTGGTTCACTGGCGTCCTTTCGAGGGCGCTTTTTTTTGTTGGAGGGTGCATGATTAAAAAATCAAAGACCGTCAACAAACGTGTCATGCAGAAGATCGTAGACAAGCTGGCTGAAGGCATAACGCTGACTGAGATTTGCCAAGCTGATGACATGCCAAGCTATCGATCAGTTACACGCGCTGTGCAATTGGATGAGGATCTGTGGGAACTGTATCGCAAAGGCCGAGTGCAACAGGCTGAGTTTTACACCGATAGGATCAACCAGTTGGCTATGGCTCCATTGCCTGACGTTGTGGACAACAGGCAGCTTGGCGCAGAGGTTCAACGGCGCAAGCTAGAGATCGAAACACTGCGCTGGACAACAGCAAGGAACCAGCCTCACGGCGTGAGAGACAAGAAGGAAGATGCACCAGAACAGCAGGCCATTACGATAAGCTGGGCCGGTGGTGACATTGATGTTAAGACAGATGGTGCGTAATAGTCCTGTATATTGCACGCGGAGCGTGACCGATCTACGCGCGGGAAAGTTGTGGTATCGATGCCTGCATAATTGTCATAATGATAACTCGCAGCGCTCAAAACAGCTAAGTTGTTGTAAACAAACAATAACACTGTTAACATAATATCGATTATGCGTCCTACAACACCTTGCGGTTGTTTTTGGAAATCCCAAACCCCACCCCCGCAAGAAATTTCCGCCCCTGTCTATAGCGTAGAGCCCGACCCAAAAATGCACACATCCACTGCCAGCGGAGGTCAACCTCTGTGGAAATCGTAATCCCATATGCGCCGCGTCCCTTGCAGGCCAGCTTGCATGACGAGATGCAGGCCAAGCGCTGGGGCGTTGTGGTTTGCCACCGTCGGTTCGGCAAAACTGTGTGGGCCATCAACCACATCCTGCGTGACTGCATTATGTCCACCAAGTCCAACCCCCGCTATGCTTATATGGCCCCGACCTACCGTCAGGCTAAGAATGTAGCTTGGGATTACCTCAAGCAATTCGCTGGCAAGATCCCCGGCGTTCGCTTCCACGAGACTGAACTCAGGTGCGATCTACCCACTGGCGGCAGGATCAGCCTGCTGGGCGCTGAGAACCCCGACAGTTTGCGCGGCATATACCTTGACGGCTGCGTGATGGACGAGGTTGCGCAGATGCCTGAGAATGTTTTCCCGGAGGTCATCAGGCCAGCCCTGTCAGACCGCAAAGGCTGGGCCACCTTTGTTGGCACTCCTGCTGGCCACAATGCGTTCTTTGATTTGTACGAGCAAGCCACTGCTGACGATGATTGGCTGTGCGTTGTTAACAAGGCCAGCGAGACAGGCTTGCTGGATCAAGACGAGTTAGACGCTGCACAGCGCATGATGTCTGCTGATCAGTACGCTCAGGAGTTTGAGTGCAGTTGGAATGCCAATGTACCCGGCGCAATCTACGGCAAGGAGTTGGAGACAGCGCAAGACGAGGGCAGGGTGTGCAACGTCCCGTATGACCCGGCACACAAGGTTGACACGTTTTGGGATCTTGGCGTTGGTGATAGCACGTCGATTTGGTTTACCCAAACTGTTGGCAGGGCAATCCATGTGATTGACTTCTACGAGGCGCGCAACGAAGGCTTGCCGCATTATTGCAAGATGCTGACTGATCGCAGATATGTTTATGGCGATCACCACGCCCCGCACGACATTGAAGTCAGAGAGTTAGGCAGCGGCAAATCACGGCGTGAAATCGCGTGGGATCTTGGCTTGAATTTCCGCGTGGTGCCTAAGCTACCTTTGGAAGACGGCATTCACGCCGCACAGATGTTGATACCCCGGTGTTACTTTGATCGAGAGCGCTGCAAAGACGGTTTAGAGGCATTGAGACAATACCACCGGGCTTACAATGAGCGCACTAGGTCGTTCAGAGCATCCCCTGTGCACGATTGGTCATCACATGCGTCAGACAGTTTCAGATACCTTGCCGTTGGAATGCGGCAACCCCGCGATCACCAGCGTGTTCCGCAGCAAATGGCTGTCATGGAATACAATCCGTTTGCGGCATAAGGAGATAGATATGGGTAGTAATTCGAGTTCAGCGGGTAGTAATTCATCAGACAAAAAAACGACTTCTAGAAGAAGTACGGCCCCTGCAACGAGTGCGCGGCCTAGGGCAAGACCGTCTAGTCAGTCTGCATCAACCACGCTCAAAAATATGCCCGGCGCATTAGCTGAGGATGTAAAGATCGGCTTGGGGCAAATGGAGCCAACTCAGGGCTATTATGAACGCACGGCTGCAAGGAAGGCTTATGAAAAAGACCAAGCTGCGTCATATGGCGGCGATAATAATCCAAGACCCCGCCAACCCGCACCAGCCCGTGCAGCCCCTGCCGTCAACTACGGCATAGCCCCTGTTGGCGCTGCCCCGACAATTCCTGACCCGAATGCTATTGGTGAAACCGAGCAAGCCCTGCTTGACGCGCAGAAAAAAGGCAGGTCATCCACGATTGCCACGAGCAGCCGGGGCTTACTCTCTGACGAGGATGACACCCGCAAGAAGCGCAGCCTTATGGGTGGATTAATATCATGATGATGAACAAAAAGAAAAACATTGCTGGCGAAATGGGCGCCAAGTCATCCCAGCCTGCAAAGCGCCGCCAGACTGTTGACCCATTGGAGCGCGCTAATCAGAAGATGGAGGGCCGCATGCAGGGCGGCGATCCCCGCAAGGCCAAGCGCAAGTCAATGATGAATAGCTACGGGCTGTCCTGATGCAAATATCCCCGATGATTGCGCAGCTTGATCGGCGCTTTAAGCAACTCCAAAGCCAGCGCAGCAATTGGGAAAGCCACTGGCAGGAACTGGCAGATTACATGCTGCCACGCAAAGCCGAGATAACCCGGAAGCGCACCCAGGGTGACAAGCGCACCGAACGCATCTTTGACGGCACGGCGATCCACGCTGTAGAACTGCTGGCGTCATCTCTGCATGGTATGCTCACCAGCCCATCTACCCCGTGGTTCAGCATGAGATACCGCAACCCGGCGCTGCAGAGTGATGATGAAGCTAATGAATGGCTAGAGTTGGCCATTGACCAGATGTATCAGGCATTCAACAGGTCAAACTTCCAGCAAGAAATCCACGAACTGTATTATGACCTGGTGACCTTTGGCACTGCTGCCATATACGTCACTGGCGATAAGGAAGGCTTGCAGTTCAGCAGCCGTCACATTGCCGAGATCTACATCTCACAGAATGCCAAAGATCAGGTCGATACAGTTTATCGGCGTTTCAAGCTAACAGCCCGTGCGATGGAGCAGCAATTCGGTGCTGATGCTTTACCTGCCCAGTGCATAAAGGATCTCAAAGAAGAACCCTTTAAAGAGCATGAGATCATTCATGTTGTGTTTCCGCGTGCTGATGCAAAGGGCAAGCTAGCTAAATCCAAACCGTTTGCCAGCATTTATTATCACGCTGACAGCCGCAAGCTGTTGAGTGAGGGCGGTTACAACGAATTTTGTTTTATGGTGCCCAGATTCAATAAGGATTCTTCATCGTCTTATGGAAGATCCGTATCGATGAACGCTCTTCCAGATACGAAAATGTTGAACAAGATGTCTGAGGTCACCATCCGGGCAGCACAAAAGCAGATCGATCCACCGCTCATGGTGCCTGACGATGGCTTTATGTTGCCCGTGAGAACAACCCCCGGATCACTGAATTTCTACCGTGCTGGCACCCGTGATCGGCTGGAGCCACTACAGATCGGCGCAAATAATCCGCTGGGTTTAAACATGGAGCAACAGCGGCGCGATGCTATTCGGCAGGCGTTCTTTGTTGATCAATTGCTGACGGCCCAGCAAGGCCCACAGATGACTGCAACGCAAGTGCTTCAGATGAACGAAGAGCGCATGAGAGTGCTTGGCCCGGTTTTATCGCGTTTGCAATCTGAACTACTACAGCCCTTGATCAGCAGATCGTTTGGGCTGCTCCTCCGGGCTGGCCTTCTCCCACCAGCACCGGAGGCTTTACAAGGTCAAGACATCGACATTGAATATGTCAGCCCATTGGCGAAAGCGCAGAAGCTGACAGATCTGCAATCAATGTTGCGCGGCTTTGAGGTGATGATGCAGGTTGCAGAGATTGCACCTGTGATGGACTATCTGGATACTGACAAGCTGGTCAAATATCTGGTGGAAGTCACTGGCATCCCGGCGCGCGTAGTACGCAGTGATCAGGAAGTCGAGGAAATGCGCGAACAACAGCAGGCGCAACAGGCCCAGCAAATGCAGCTTGATCAACAGACGCAAACTGCCGAGGCGATGGGCGCGGCTGCACCGATGGTTAAGGCTGTCGGCGGTCTGGACATGCTGCAGCAATGAAGCAAATCGAAGATCTGAAGTTAGCATACCGTCGCACGTTTAACAGCGAGGACGGCGAGACTGTGCTGGCTGACCTTAAAACAAGGTTTGCTTTTGAGCAGACCACATTTGTGCAGGGCGATCCGCACCAGACAGCGTTCAACGAGGGTCAGCGAAGCGCAATATTATTGATCGCCCGGATGCTGGCCGAGGACGCCAAACCCAAGAGGTAAATACCCCACATGACTGAAGAGGCAACCCCGCAAGCGGGATCTCCAGACGTGGCTGATGCAGCCCCGGCAGTTAGCTTCCTAGACAGCCTGCCAGAAGATCTGCGCGGCGAACCCAGCTTACGCAATTTCAACGATGTTGGCGCGCTGGCAAAATCATACACACATGCCCAACGCATGATTGGCGGCGATAAGATTGGCAAGCCGCAGCAATCTTGGACAGATGATCAGTGGACTGAGCACCACATCCACAGCGGCAGGCCAGACACTGTAGACGGCTACGAATTTAGGCTAGACGGCCAACTTGCTGACAGCACGTTAGAAGGCTTTAGAGATAGCGCTTTTAAGGCTGGCCTGTCAGGCAAGCAAGCGCAAGCCGTGGCTGAGTTTATGGATACCAGCTTAGGCCAGATGGCAACTGACCGCGCTGATCAGGCTGACACACTGCGCCACGAAGGTGAGCAGGAGTTAAGACAGCAATACGGCAAGGCTTTTGACCAGCGCATGGAATTGGCAATGGGCGCAGCGCGTCAGATGCTTGGCGATAAGGTAGACATCTTAGAAGAGGTTGAACTGTCTGACGGCAGATTGCTGGGCGATCACCCGGAAATCATCAGAATGTTTTCTGCGTTTGCTGAACAGATTGGCGAAGATAACTTGATTGGAGAAACAGCCGAGATGGTTATGACGCCCGACGAGGCGCAAAGACAGCTAAGTGAAGTCACGCGGCGGGACGGCCCATATTGGGATCGTGATCACCCGGAGCGTGAAGCATACGTGCAAGAGGCGTTACGCCTGCGCGAATACCTTTAGAGTTTGGCGGACAAGCTACGGCCCCGCGCATCACGCTGGTGTGACCAGCAGGCTGACAACCTTTACCGTCATCATACAATTCTAAACTTACCTGACTTGTGTGCTGGCGGCGTCAAGCACGGCCCCGGCTGGGACAACCGAGCGATAAACCCTTTAATTTCATGAGCTTAGGAGTGAGACAAATGTCGTCACAAATCACTACAGCTTTCGTCAACCAGTATTCCAGCAATATTCAAATGCTTTCCCAACAGATGGGATCGCTATTGCGTGGTGCAGTGGATGTCGAAAGCGTTACCGGGGAAAAAAGTTTCTTTGATCAGGTCGGCTCTGCCGCTGCTGTTCTTAGAACAACCCGTCATGCGGATACCCCGTTAATCGATACACCCCACAGCAGACGCATGGTCACTATGAGTGATTATGAATACGCTGACTTGATTGATGATCAGGACAAGGTGCGTTTGTTGGTTGATCCAACATCAACCTATGCACGCGCGGCAGCCGCTGCAATGGGTCGTGCAATGGATGACGTGATCATCGCAGCCGCGATTGGCACAGCTAAGACAGGCAAAGATGGCTCTACATCTACTGCCCTGCCAAGCACCCAAAAAGTTGCGCATGGTTCGGCATCTCTGACGATTGCCAAACTGCTGTCGGCCAAGGAAATCTTGGACGAGGGCAGCGTAGATCCATCTATCCCGCGTTACATTGTGTGCGCCCCTAAGCAGATCACATCTCTGCTGGGAACCACGCAGGTAACGTCATCTGACTTCAACACCGTCAAGGCGTTGGCTCAGGGCCAGATGGATACGTTCAGCGGATTTAAATTCATCGTGTCAAATCGTCTGACCACTGACAGTGACGGCAACCGCGCCGTGATTGCCTTTGCTGGCGATGGCATCAAACTGGCGGTTGGCAAAGAGCCTACTGCCCGGATCGATGAGCGTTCCGACAAATCTTATGCAACTCAAGTGTACTACTGCCAAAGCGTGGGCAGTACACGCATGGAGGAAGCTAAAGTTGTCGAAATCGCGTGTACCGAGTAGGAGATAGAAAATGGCTACAGTATATTCTGTTCAAAGAACTAACTCCCGCGCAACCCCAATCACGAAAAACCCTGCCAATGTCATGGGTGGACGTGTGCGGATTGCTCACGGCGTTTATGAGGCATCTAGCTTGGCATCAGGCGATGTCATTGAGATGTTCACTCTGCCAGACGGCGCGCGTTTGATCGAAGGGTCGTTAGCGCATGACGCGCTAGGAAGCAGCACAACGCTTAGTGTCGGATATGCCGCGCACACCAATGCGGCGGGTACTGCTGTGTCAGCGGCGGCTGCGGCTTACAAAGCTGCGGCTGCGTCAACATCAGCGCAGAAGGTGGACATCATCGCCACCTTGGCGCTGGGGTCTGGCACTGTCACTGACACCAACGAGGATGGCGTGATTGTCACCGCAACAATGGGCGGTGCCGCTGGCACTGGCACCATTGAAGTGACCATCAAATACGCTGTTGACTAACTAACCCGGCGGGGGCGGCTTGCTGCCCCTGCCTCTCTACACCCCCCCCTAAAAATTTGGTGATCAGATGACCTCAACTGTGGACATCGCCAACAATGCGTTGAACGTATTGGGGGCCAGTAACATATCTGCGTTTGACGAGAACAGCAAAGCTGCGCGCATCGTCAATCAGCGATATGACAGCATCCGCGACAGCGTGTTTCGCGCGCATCCTTGGAACTGCCTCATCAGGCGTCAGGATCTTGCGCAATCATCTACAGCACCGACCTTTGGCTATGCTCACCAGTATCCCCTGCCGACTGACCCGTATTGCCTGCGCGTCTTAGAGTTTAGCAACGGCAGCATGTCCTATCCCCAAGACAACATGATGAACAACAGCGGTGGCCCTGCTTTTGTCATTGAAGGCCGCAACATCGTTACTGATGAAGGCACCGCAAAAATTAAGTATGTGGCGCGCATCACAGATCCCAACGAATATGACAGCGGTTTGATTGAGGCATTGTCAATGCGCTTGGCGGCAGAGATGGCTTACGCAATCACCGGGTCAACCAGCATGGTGCAGATCACCACATCAGCATACGATCAGTCGCTGAAAGAAGCGCGTTTTGTTGACAGCACAGAAGGCGCAACCCGGCGCATAGAAGCCAGTGACTTCATTGAGGCGCGTTACTAGATGGCGCGATCAGCCCCCAGCTTTAGCAGCTTTGCAGCGGGTGAAATCAGCCCACTGCTGGAAGGCCGCACAGGTATAGAGAAATACCGCGAAGGTCTGGCAGATCTCACCAACATGGTGGTCATGCCGCAGGGCGGTGTGAAGCGCAGACCCGGCACAGAGTTCTTAGGCGAGGTCAAATCGTCTAGCGTTAAAACCCGCCTGATCCCGTTTCAGTTTAAAACGTCTGACACCTATATATTAGAGTTTGGCGATAGCATCATGCGCGTTTACAGAAACGGCGCCCAGGTGCTAAACGCCACAGCCAAGACCATCACCGCCATCACCAAAGCCAACCCCGGCGTGTTGACCAGCAATAGCCACGGGTTTAGCAACGGCGACGAGGTTTACATCACGTCTGTTGGCGGCATGACAGAGTTAAACGGGCGCAACTTCCGGGTGGCCAATAGCACCACCAACACGTTCACCCTGACAGATCTCTACGGCACTGCAATCAACACCACCAGCTTTACCACGTTTACATCTGGCGGCACTGCCACCGAGATATTTGAATTAGCCAGCCCATACCCGGAAGCTGTGCTGTTTGATCTGCGCTTTGTTCAGTCTGCTGACACGATGTACTTTGTGCATCCCAGCTACGCGATCCGCACCCTAGTCAGGGCAGACCATAATGATTGGACGTTTGCCACACCATCGATCAGCGGATCACCATCGCCAAACCTCAACAACGCAAGCGACAACTACCCGTCTGTCGTGACATTTTTTGAGCAGCGTCTGGTATTCGGCAACACCAACAATAACCCGCAGACGCTGTGGTTCAGCAAAAATGCTGACTACCTCAACATGACCACAGGCACTGGCGATAATGACAGTTTGATCTACACCATTGCGTCAAACCAAGTAAACGCAATCCGCTACCTGTCACCAACGCGGGTGCTGACTGTCGGCACCACCGCAGGCGAATATGTTGTGACGGCCACATCTGACGGCCCGGTAACGCCCACAACCACCCTGATCAGGAAATACAGCAACTATGGCTCTGCCGCTGTTGAGCCTGTCCAAGTTGCTGACGTGACGTTGTTTGCCCAGCGCGGTGGCCGCAAAGTCAGAGAGTTTAAGTTTGCAGGAGACGTAAACACCAGCGGATACCAAGCACCCGATATGACCATTCTCGCAGAACACATCACAGATGGCGGCATCACGCAGTTTGCCTATCAACAGGAACCCGAAAGCATCATTTGGGCGTTGCGCAGTGACGGCACTTTGCTGGGCATGACGTATCGCCGCGAAGAGGATGTTGTGGGCTGGCACAAGCATGTGATCGGCGGCGTGTTTGGCACAGGCCAAGCGGTTGTTGAAAGCATTGCACCGTTGCCAACGGACACCGGGAATGATGACCTTTACATGATCGTCAAGCGCACGATTAACAGCGTCACCAAGCGATATGTTGAAGTTCTGAAGGTCTTTGATTTTGGCAGCGTCACCACATCTGCATTCTTTGTGGACGGCGGCTTGGCGTACTCAGGATCTGCCACCACTAGCCTGTCAGGCTTGTATCACTTGGAAGGCCAAAGCGTGACCATCTTAGCAAATGGCGCAACGCATCCTGACGAGACAGTCAGCGGCGGCGGTATCACGTTGGACTACAGCAGCACCACAGCAGCGGTTGGGTATTCGTTCCCATCCAATATGCAGACCATGCGGATCGAAAGCGGCAGTGAAGATGGCACCAGCCAAGGCAAGCCCAAGCGCATCCACGCCGTTACGCTGCGGCTTAACGAGACTGTTGGTATTGAAGTCGGCAACGCGGCTGACGAGTTGGATCGCATCCCGTTTAGGGACAGCAGCATGGCGATGGATCAAGGCATTCCGCTGTTTACTGGTGATAAAGACGTGGAATTTCGCGGCGGTTATGACAACAACGACAGGATCTATGTGCGGCAATCGCAGGCACTGCCTCTGACTGTGCTGGCGCTGTATCCACGCATGAACACGTTTGACACATGATCCTATACCACGTTGAACGGCTGGCTGATGTCTTTGACGAGATACAGCCGTTACTTGAACAGCACTGGCAGGAAATCGCCCTGCATAAAGACAGCATTGAATTGAACGTCAATTGGCCAGCGTATGAGCGTATGGATGAGGACGGCAGGCTACACATCTGCACGGCGCGTGAAGGCACTAAACTTGTGGGCTACTTTGTTAATATCATTGTGCCGCATCTGCATTATCAAGATCACCTGTTCAGCCACAATGACGTGATTTTCGTAGACCCAGCGTATCGCAAGGGCTTCACAGCATGGCGGCTGATTAAGTTTGCCACCGAGCAACTAACCATCGCCGGGGTGAGCGTAATGATGATCAACATCAAGCGGCACAAGCCATTTGACCAACTGCTACGGCGTCTGAAGTTTACAGAAACCGAAAGCATTTATTCTAAAAGATTAGGGGCAACCTGATGGGCGCAACAGCAGCAGTAGTCGGCGCAGGGGCAAACATTGTCGGCGGCATCAGCGCGCGCAATTCTGCCAACGCGGCAGGCGCAGCAGCGCAGAGGGCAGCCAATTTTAACGCCAGCATAATTGAGCGTGACATTGGCTTGCTTGCACGACAGCGCGGCATCATCAACCAAAACTTTGAGATCGATCAGGAACGCGCAGGCGAGGCGTTTGAGCGCGAAGTGCAGGGCGCGGCAAGGGCTGGGTTTGGCTATGCTGGCGTCGATATGAGCAGCGGTACACCGATGGCTGTGTTGCAAGCAAATGCCAGAGAGTTCGACTACGCAATGAGTGTTGCTGAGTTCAACAATGAGATGACAAACCTACAGATTAGCGATCAGCAGGAAGATGCCAGATTGCAGGCCCAGCTTGCCCGGATGGGCGGCGCGGCTTCACGGTCAGCATACAGATCGCAAGGCACAGGCAGCTTAATCTCAGGGTTTGGCAATGCTGCATTAGGCATATCAGGTTCGGGGTATTTTGACTGATGAGAATACCAATCTACAGAGCGCAAGTTCAGCGCACCAATGAAGCACCGGGGCGGTCATTCTCTGCGCGTATGGATGCGCGGCCATTCGTTGAGGCTGCATTGCAAAAGGGTGCAGCAACCCGCGCACTGGCTGACGCTGTTGGCGCATATGCAGAACAACGCGGCAAGATGATTGCAGAGGCTGAGTATAACGAAACAGCACTGGCGCTGGATGAAGAGATCCGCACAGCTACATATGACCTGTCCCGGTCAAACGACATTGGCAATATTTTCGACGGCAATAAGCTGTGGGAAAAGCGAATGAAAAGCATTCAGTCCAACGTGCTGGGCCGGGTGAAAAACAGTAACGTCAGACGCAAGCTAGACTTCAGCTTTAACCAATCAGAAATCCAAAGCAGGTTTAGACTGCAAGGCGTCGTGGACGATAAGATCATTAAGCGCGATCAAGCGGCGATTGCAGCAAGGCAGACAAACGCTGTTGCTGCATTGTCTCAGATCGGCGCAACCACTGCTGACTACAACGCATGGTTTAACGCCCAAAACCCCACCATGACTGAAGGCGGCGTAAAAACTGGCAAGTTTAATCCTGCTGCCGTCAGCAAGGCCAACCTTGCCCAGCGCGTAGATGTGGCGTCAGGATATGTGGCCAATCGATATGGCGCTGACATCAATTCCAACCGACGATTGCGCAAGTTTGTCAGCCTGCAAGATGAAATCCAAACAGGCCAGATGACCATAGAGGAAGCAATGTCAAAGGCTGGCATGGTTGATCCCTACGCTGCTACTGTGTTGTCCCAAATCCCACGGGCTGAAGCGCTAAAGATTGTCCAAGGCAATATGAAGTTGGCGCAGGCTGCATGGAGGGCTGACGAGGAAATCAGTAAAGACATTCGGGATGGCGAAAAGCGCAACCTGACTGCCGCATATAAAATGTTATATACTGGCCGCAAGACATTAACGCAGGATGATTTAAAAAGCATTGGGTTGCCAGATAATTATCTACGACCATTGTTGCCATTATTCAAAAAAGGAAAAGGCGACTTGCTAGTAGTAGATAGCGCTGTGGCCAAAAAGAAAATCTATGAATGGTTAGACGTGCAAAACTTTCTATCGCGTGATCAGCGTGCTGCTTTGGATGAAGAGCTAGCCAGCGGTACTGCCGATACGCTTTTCCCAAAAGAAAGCCGTGCCAGTGTAAAGGTAAACATGAACCTGCTGGCGAACAAAGGAGAATTGACAGAAGAAATTTTAAGCGCAGAAAAACCAAACCTATCAAGCGGCGATTATATTACTTTGCAAAATATGATCTTTAGCGAAGCAGACGCAAACTTTCGTGGATACATGAAAACTGTCAGCGCGGTGTTTAACTGGACAGAAGAAACAGCAGGCAGTGACGATGACTTGGCGCAAGCTGCAAACGCTGCGTATTTCTCTGTCTACAATGATCTGTCTGATTGGTTCAGAGAGCCTGAAAACAAAGATGCGACTATACGAGAAATTAAAGCAGAAGGCGAAAGACTTGTTTCCGCAGTACGGGCAGGATTTGACGCCGCCAAAGAGCAGAAATATTTAAACTACTTAGTCAAAATAGAAAAATTTGGAAAAAATGGTTTAAAGTTAAGCCCCAACAATCCAATCAAATCTATTGATGATTTTATCATAGCGCGCCCAAACATAGATAAAGATTTAAAAGAGGCATTGTTGCGCCGAAAACAAGCCTTGCTAGACAGGTATGGAGCGTTTTTCAATGTTCAATAATACTGACAACGAGTTGCAGCGCTATGAAGAAGCTGAACTATATTCAGCTACCGCCACGCCAGAAATGTTTAGTGACATCAAAAGCCAGTTCAACACTGTCACAGGCCAAACAGATTTGCTGGCACCGTTGCCATCTGGCGGCTTCGTCCGACTAGCCAGCCAAGCACCAGAGATTATGGTGGAAGCGCCAGCCATGCCGGGTATGGGCGCTGATGCAGCACTGCCTGTTGAGGGGCCAATAGCGCGCGCCGCAGAGCAAACCGCGTTGGAGACAGAGCCAGCCACAGCAGAGATGCGGCCATCTTTAGCAGGGCGCACAGAAGTTGTGAAAGAAGCCACCAAGGCCTTAATCAGCGGCGCAATAGTTCAACCTGCTAACTTCTTAAAAGATAACTTTGGGCTGTATGATCCTTTGGCCGTGCAGTTTGTAGACCCGGAAACAGGCGAGTTTGATTTTAAACTGCACATAATGAGCCGAGAGGAAAAGGCAGATTTAGACGCGAAAATGGCAGCGGGTGAGTTGCCTTACGCTATGAGCCTTGATGATCTTGTGGCCCCGGACAAAGACGCAAGCGCAGTGGCTGGCGTTGCTGGCGGCATATCGCAATTCCTCGGCGCGTATCTTGGCATTGGCAAACTGTTTCGCGTAGGCAGTGGTTTTACGGGCGCTATGACACAAGGCGCGGCTGCTGACTTCTTGGCGTTTGATGGCAGTGACAAAGCGGTGACAGACATGTTGTTAGACATGGGCTGGATCGAACCCAACATGATCACAGAATTGCTGAAGAAAGACCCCAACGATCCTGACTATCAAGGTAGGTTCAAGGCAGCCATCGAAGGCGCTGGCTTAGGCGGTGTAATTGAAAAGGCAATGATCCCGGCTTTAGGTTTGGCATTCCGCGCAATAAAAGACAAAGACGTGCCTGTTGACGCAGCACGGCAGGCAATACAGCAAGGCAAGCTGATGATGCAGGGCGCATTGCTGAAGGCTGGCCAAAACGCAGAACTGCGCATGGCAGAGCGTGGCCAAGGCACCACCCTTAATATGGGTGGAGATCCTATGGCGCTCACAGATCCACTAGTGGCGGCTGCTGGTCGGGCTGTTGATGACGGCTTTGTTGCCAAGGTTGAACCGCCCACAGATGACACCCCCGGTATTATTGCGTTCCACGGTTCAGCGGCTGACTTTGACGGCTTCAAGCTAGAAAAGATTGGCACAGGCGAAGGTGCGCAGGCTTATGGCTATGGGCTTTACTTCAGCGATAAAGAAGCAATTGCAGAATGGTATCGCAACACACTGTCAAGCATGGGTGTTGACCCACAACCGCTAAAAGATGCTGGCATGACGGTCACCGAGGAAATGATGGCGGCAAGTTATATTCGCACATCTAACAGCGCAGAGGACGCTGCAAGGGATTGGGCGAGGTGGCACGGCAAACCTTTTAATGATGACTTAATAGACACCTTTAAGGCCGCGCAAGTTAGCGATGGCAAGATGTATAAGGTGGGTATAGCTGCCAAGCCAGATGATTTGCTTGATTATGACAAGCCCCTGAGTGAGCAGCCTGAGAAATTTAAAACGGCGTTGAACGAAATTGCTAATATCCAAGGCATTCCAGTAGTTGACCAGTTTGGGCAATCTGCATCATTTGGCTCTTTTCAAGACGCATTAAGCGAAAAAGTTGGGCCAGAAAATGCAACGCGCGAATTTTTTGAGGCTGGCATTATTGGCATTAAATATTTGGATAACACATCGCGTGACGGTGCAGGCAC